AGTTCAGCAGTTAATGAATTTACTGTAGCTAATGCAGCGACTGGAAACGGTCCAATTTTATCAGCAACAGGAGAAACTAATGTTGATATAAATTTAAACCCTAAAGGAACAGGTGTTCTTAAATCAGGAACAGCAGCAGTTAAAATTGCTGGTAAAGAAACGATTTGGGTTCCAGCTGCAGCTATGTACGGACCAACAACTAATCCTGCAGATGCAGCACAAGTTGAAACAACAGCAACAAGACCAGATTTAAAAGTATTTGATTTTGATGCTAGTACAAAACAATACACACAATTTACAGTAGCTATGCCTAAGTCATGGAATGAATCAACTTTAACTTATCAAGTTTATTGGTCTCCTTCTACTACAAACACAGGTGATGCTATTTTTGGATTACAAGCAGTTGCATGCGCCGATAATGACACTATTGATGTTGCATATGGAACAGCTATTAATGTTACAGATGCTGGAATTGGCACAGTAGAAGATCAACAAGTTACATCTGAAAGTAGTGCAATGACAGTTGCAGGTTCTCCTGCAGCAGGTGAACAAACTTACTTTCAATTATTTAGAGATGCAGCCGATGGTAGTGATACTTTTACCGGAGAATGTAGAGTTCTTGGAGTTAAAATTTTCTTTACTACTGATGCGGCTAACGACGCGTAAGGAGAATAAAATATGTTTGGATATCAAGTTTTAGGTTTTGGATCTGGAGAAACTGTAAGAGAATACAATGTTGATGTTTTATTGGTTGCCGGTGGTGGTAAAGGCGGTGGCCAAGGTGGTGCCGGAGGCGGCGGAGCAGGCGGATTTTTAGAATCAGACAGTGTTGCTGTTTCTTCAGCTAGCCCACAAACTATCGTAATCGGCGCAGGAGCTGATGGACAAACACAAGCCCCAGACACTACAGGATTTGGATTAACTGCAATTGGTGGTTCAAGTGGAGAATCTCAACAAACAGGTGGATCCGGAGGTGGCGGAGGATCAGCTCAATCAGGAGGTGGAATTGGACCAGGAACACCTGGGCAAGGAAACCCTGGAGGAAGAGGAAACGATCCTAGACCATCTTATTCAGACTCTGGAGGTGGCGGAGGAGGAGCTTCTCAGTCAGGTCAAAGTATGTCTTCAGGTGGATCTATGACAGCTAGAAATGGCGGTGACGGAACAGATTGGAAATCACTAGGAACTTATTATGCTGGTGGTGGTGGTAATGGAACTTGGTCAAATGGTGTTGGTTCAGGTGGCCAGGGTGGAGGCGGAAACGGTGGAACTGCTTCTCCAAGTAGTCCAGGTCAAGCCGGAACAGCAAACCGAGGCGGTGGAGCTGGAAGAGGACAACCTGGTGGATCAGGAATTGTAATTGTTAGATACTCTGGAACACAATTAGGTTCAGGTGGAACTGTGACTTCAGCTGGAGGTTACACTTACCATACATTTACAGCTAGTGGAGAGTTTGCACCATAATGGCTCATTTTGCTAAATTAGACGAAAATAATATTGTATTAGAAGTAATTGTTGTATCTGATGCGGATGCTCCAACTGAAGAAGCTGGGCAAGCATTTTGCAGAAAATTATTTAAAGATCAAACATCAATTTGGAAAAAAACTTCTTATAATACACATGGAGGTGTACACTACTCAGACAGAGCAATGAGTATTCCTTCTGAAGATCAAACTAAAGCATTTAGAAAAAATTTCGCAGGAAAAGGTTTTACTTATGATTCTGTTAGAGATGCTTTCATAAAACCAAAACTATCAGATCAACAAGAGTGGGTTTTAAACGAAACAACTTGTCAATACGAAGCACCAATTCCTATGCCTGAAACCTACATTGAAGGACATGTTTACAATGGAGAAGCTATTCCAGATCAATATGCGTGGGAAGATGATGTCTACAGAGCTGACAACACTCAAGGTTGGGTTAGAGTTAACGCTTAATTTTATTTAAAAGGTTTTCCAGTCAACCAAGCAACTAAAGAATATCTCTCACCTTTTGTTACAGGTGTAACTTCATGTAAAACATAACTTGGAAACATAACTAATTTTCCTTGTTTTCTTTCTACTTTTTGTCCCGGATCATCTATATGCATTAATAAATCTCCTCCTTCATAAGTGTCAGGATCAGAAAGCTGTAATGTGAATGAAAGTTTTCTAGTTAATCCATTATAACCTTTATCAACATGTTTCTTATATTTACCATCAGGTTCTTTGTAATGAGTGAATTGTAAACCTTCTCCAAATCCGTCAATATCAAATTGAAAATATCTTTTATTTAATTCTTCTACAATATCAGTGAGTCTTTTATATAACCAGTTTGTGTCATCACGAGGATACAACCATGAAACATCACTCTTTCTAAAATCTTTATTTTCACCAAAGACAGTTCCTTCTTTTTTTACTAATGAATTACCTAATTTGATTATTTTCTCGCACTCTTCTTTAGAAAGAGCATTATCCCAATAAGCCCAGCTTTCTACTGTATCTAGTTTAATAGGCCAAAAAGTGTTATGTTGTTCATCCATGTATTAACTTTCTTTGTTATCAATTTGATTTATATGTTATTTTATATTATATGTCTACAGAATTAAATTTAAAATTTGTTAAAAAATATTTAACAGATATAGAATGGAACAAAAATAAAGAGGAACATTGGCAAGTAAAAGGCAGACTGAAAGATATATCTAATCAAGTTTTTACATTTGATATACGCCATTTAAAAGACTATGGGGGAGAACCAGCTAAGAATGTTACTTTGCCAAATAAAGCAGATAAAATTTTAATGGAAAATAAAGAAGAGTGGATTATAATAGACACAAAAGAACTTTTAAAATATGTTATACATAATAATAAAAAGAAAGTTTATATAAAAGAACTAGATAATAAAATCGAATGGAATATAAAAATTAAGAAATAAAATGTTTTTTGTAGAAGATAAATCTTTTTTAAATAATAAAGACAAAGATTATATTAATGACAACATTATTTATAATAATAATTTTCCAATGTTTTTACAACACAATGCTGTTGCTGGAGATAATAACTATTTCTTTTGTCATACTGTTATTCATAGATATGAACAAAGAGGAGAGGAAGAGCCAGAACATAATTCTTTTTTAGGTCCTTTCTTCACTGATCTCTTAAAAAATTTTTGTAAGAAACATAAAATAAAATATAAAAAAATATTAAGATGTGCAATCAACACTACTTTTAAAAATAAACTTACACAGAGCAATATACACAGTGACCATTTAATACCACATAAACAAATAATAGTTTATTTAAATGAAGCTGAAGACAAAGATTCTAAAACAGTTATTTTAGATAAAGACAAGAAAACAAAAATTAAAGTAATTGAACCAGAACTTTTTAAAATTATATGTTTTGAAGATAGACCACACTACATGTATTTTCCTAAGTATGGTATAAGGATGATTGCTATTATAACTTTTAATTAAATGGAACTTATAGATACTAAAAAAATAGGACTAGAATTAAAAACTTTTGATTTTAATGATCTTATAAAAATTATAGACAGAAACAATTTCCAAACCGAGTTAAATGGAAATTGGATGAGAAACTTTATTTTTGATAATTCTTTTGTTATATGTAATGTTGAAAAGGATAAAGATTTATTTTACTTGTATAGAGATTTAAACACTGTTTTTAATAAAGAACAAAAACATTCTGACATGCATTTTTTTGTTAGTTTTTCTTCTGGAGGAAAATGTAATCCTCACATAGATAAATATGATGTTTTTATATTAGGTCTTCATGGAAAAACTTTATACAAAAATGAAAAAGAAGAAATTATTTTAGAACCAGGAAAGGTTCTACATATCCCTCAAGGAGAAGAACATAGAGCTATCGGAATAACGCCTAGAATAGTTTTATCTTTTGCTTGCTATGAGGGAGACAACGAGATTAAGAGGTATATGTAATGGTAGGTTGCGCTGACTTTTGGCTTCATGAACATTTCCTTAATAAGGAAGAGATATTAAAAATAAATAAATATATTGAAAATAATTATGACAGTATTGAAGAAACAGAAAATACTGCTCATGACTTAGAAGGTAAATCTAAAAAGCAAACTAAGACTTTAATTTTACGTCAAGGTAAAATACTTAATTTAGTACAAAAAGTAATTCCTTGTATTGAGTATGTAAATAACATTCATTTTGGATATGACATATATCGTTTCAATGAGTATCAAAATTGTTTTTACAACATCTACAATGCAGATAGATCAGCTAGTTATGGGTGGCATATTGATACCTCTAGATCAGATGTGCATGATATGAAATTAACTGTTTTATTAAATTTATCTACCGAAGATTACACAGGTGGCGTGTTTAGTTATTTTAACGGAAACGAATATCAAATACCTGCTTTCCAAAAACCTGGATCTGTGCTAATGTTTAAATCATACTTGAATCATCGAGTTTGCCCTGTAACTAAAGGAGAGAGAAAAACTCTTACTTTATTTACATATGGGCCTAAAATGAAATGATTTGATACAAGAGCTAGAATGGTCTATATTTTTAGCCAAAAATTAGTATAATGGTACATTATGGCATTACAAAAAGTACAGTTCTTACCAGGATTCAACAAACAGGTTACCGACACTCAAGCAGAAGGACAATGGGTTGATGGTGATAATGTAAGATTTAGATATGGAACACCTGAAAAAATAGGTGGCTGGCAACAGTTGGGCAACAATAAACTGACGGGCGCAGCCAGAGCCATGCATCATATTGTAAATAGAGGTGGTCAAAAGTTTTCAATCATAGGTACAAATAGAATCTTATATGCTTACTCAGGAGGTGTGTTTTATGACATACATCCTATTAGAGCTACTTCCACACTTACTAACGCTTTTAGTACAACTAACGGATCTCCTACTGTAACCATAACCTTTGCTACAGGACACAGTCTTAATCCTGGAGATGTTATTTTATTAGATAATTTTACAGCTATTACAGGATCAAACTTCTCAGCTTCAGATTTTGATGATAAAACATTTATGGTGACAAGCACACCAACAAACGTAACAGCAACAATTACAATGCCTTCAAACGAAACTGGTTCAGGAGCAACTACGTCTGGGGGTATAAGAGTTCAAGTTTATTATTCAGTTGGACCGGCAGAACAGCTACCAGGTTTTGGTTGGGGTTTAGCTTCTTTTGGTGGTACAGTTGCTAACGCACTTACAACAACTTTGAATGGAGCTATCGATGCGTCTACTACAACAATAGTTTTAACAAGCATAGTTAACTTTCCATCGACTGGCACAAATCATATACAGATAGGGTCGGAAGAAATATCTTATACTGGAATCTCAGGCAACACACTAACAGGCGTGACTCGAGGAGCGAGAGGCACAACAGCTGCATCACACTCAGATGGTGCAACAATTACAAACTCTTCTGATTTCGTAGCATGGGGCGAAGCTGCATCAGGTGATTTAGTAATCGATCCAGGTCTTTGGTCTATTGATAACTTTGGTGATAAGATAATTGCTTTAATACATAATGGACAAGTTTTTGAGTGGGATTCTAATGCAGCTAACGCAACAGCAACAAGAGCTTCTATTATTACAGGTGCACCTACAGCATCAAGAGATATGATCGTATCTACACCAGACAGGCACTTAGTATTTTTTGGAACAGAAACCACAATAGGAACACCAAGCACACAAGATCAAATGTTTATTAGATTCTCTAATCAAGAGGATATTAATACTTACACACCCACAGCAACCAATACAGCTGGCACACAAAGACTAGCTGATGGATCAAGAATTATGGGAGCTGTTAGAGGTCGAGATGCGATTTACGTTTGGACAGATACAGCTTTATTTACACAAAGATTTATTGGTCCACCTTTTACATTTGGTTTTGCACAAGTAGGTACAAACTGTGGATTGATAGGACAGAACGCAGCTGTTGAAGTAGATGGTGCTGCATACTGGTTTTCAGAAAACGGTTTCTTTAAATATGCTGGTGCACTACAATCACTACCTTGTTTAGTAGAAGACTTTGTATTTAATGATTTAAACACTACAGCGAATCAACTTATAAATGCAGGACTAAATAACTTGTTTGGTGAGATTAATTGGTTCTATTGTTCTTCTGGTGCAACCGTGGTCGATAGATGTGTAACTTATAATTATGTTGAGTCTACACCAAATCGCCCTGTTTGGACTACAAGCACATTAGATAGAACAACTTGGGTAGATTCATCAGTATTTGGCAAACCACACGCTACCGATTACGACGCTGGTTCTAACAACTCTTATGATGTTGTTGGTAATACAGATGGATGCACACTTTATTACGAACATGAGACAGGGACAGATCAGGTTACAACTACAACCACAACAGCAATAACTTCTAATATTGAGTCTGGAGATTTTGATATTTCCCAAGGTGGTGATGGTGAGTTTTTTGCAAAGATAAGAAGATTTATACCAGACTTTGTATCTCAAACTGGTAACACACAGATTACATTACAATTAAGAAACTATTCAAATGACTCACAAGCAAGTTCTGCTCTTGGACCTTTTACAATTAGTTCATCAACAACAAAGGTAGATACTAGAGCTAGAGCCAGAGCTGTATCTTTAAAAATAGCAAATACAGCTGCGCAACAAAATTGGAAACTTGGTGGATTTAGATTAGATATACAACCAGACGGTAGAAGATAATGGCAAAGATAGTACAAATATTAACAAGACCTGCTCCACAATATAGTCAAGATGTTGCTGATGCACAGGTTAGAGATCTTGATAGTATAATACAAAAATTAAATACAACGTATCAACAAGAGCTAAAGGATGAAGTTGACGCTCAAAACTTCTTTTTAAATTAATGTCAAATAGTTTCGTAAACGCAAAATTAGATTTAACATCAACAGACAACACAACGTTGTATACAACTCCGTCTGCCAATGTTGCTTTGGTTAAGTCTTTATTAGTATCAAATGATGCTGGTTCTGCCTGTAATATAACTGTTACATTAACAGATGCTTCTGGTAATGTGTTTAGCTTATTTAAAACAAAGGCAATAGATACAAATACAACAACCGAACTTTTAACTCACCCTCTTGTAATAGAAGAGAGTGAAATATTAAAGGTACAAGCTAGTGACGCGAACGAGCTGCACGTTATAGCTTCTATATTACAAATACAGCCAAGAGAGGTAACAACGTAATGCTATTAAAACCAAAAGATATAATAGAGAAAATAAGCAATAAAAAGACAGGTGAAGTCTACAAAGATGAGGATGACTGGAAAGCAAAAGGAGTGCCACAAGAGGACATTAAAAGGGACGTAACAGTTATAATGCCAAGCCTTGATTTATTGGGTAAAACCAAGTAGATTGAAAAATACAGGATTTTAAACCTGCCTACGACAACTTAATTAAAATATGACAATATCAAGAGGACAGATGAAAAGACAATTATACATGGGTGGAGGCATAATGGATGTTGTGCCTAGAGATAAATTCTTTTTAGGTAAAGTAGCTAGAGCGGCTAAAAAAGTTGTTAAAAAAGCTACAGGAGCTGTTAAAGATATTGCATCATCTGATCTTGGTAAAGCTGCATTATTATATGCAGGTACAGCAGGACTTGGAGCATTAGGAGCTGGATCAGCTGCAAGAGCCACAACTGGATTTGGTGGTATATTTAACCCAACAAATGTATTTAAAAATTTAGCAGCTTCAGGCGCAAACATTGCTGGATTTTTTAAACCTACTGAATTTGGCACTGCTGATTTAGATATTATGCAAGGTCCAAGCCGTGCAACAAGTCTTTTAAAAAAAACTTTTGATACAGTAAAAGGAACCGGCAACGTAGGTAAACTAGCAACACTAGGTGTAGTATCTACTTTCTTAACAAAAACACTTGGAATGCCGCCAGAACAAGCTGAAGAAGAATTAGCTAGAGATCCATCAACATATTTAGAATTATATTATAGAAATTTAAATCCACCAACTGCAGATACTAATTCAGAACAGTATGAAACACAGGTTAGAGAATTTGTTACAGCGAACACATCAGA